TGGATGGCTCTGTCAGATGTAACTATGAGTGTTGACATGCCTATGTACCGTCAGGCTCTACGTGACATCACTTCACATGCTAACTGGCCTAACTTATCTGATGCTGACTGGCCTGTACAACCTTAACCGCAAGGAAACACTATGGCAACCAAAGACACATTAGACCAGATACGACAAGCAGCTGAGAATGACCTAGAGTTCTTCATACAGTTGGTTGCTCCACAGCAGGTCTTAGGGGATTGCCATAAGGAAGTAGTTGAGTGGTGGACAAGGGAAGATGCTAAAGACTTCCAGCTTCTCTTGTTCCCACGAGACCACGGCAAGTCACGGTTAGTAGCTTACAGGGTAGCATGGGAACTAACTAAAAACCCTACACTCCGTATCTTGTATATCTCTGCTACAGCTAACTTAGCTGAGAAGCAACTTAGCTTCATTAAAGGTATCCTTACCTCAGGGATCTATAGACGTTACTGGCCTGACCACATCCACCAAGAAGAAGGTAAACGTACTCGGTGGACTAACTCAGAGATTAGCTTAGACCATCCTCTCCGTAAGAAAGAGAATGTACGTGACCCTAGTATCTTCACTGGTGGTTTGACTACATCGTTGACTGGTCTGCACTGTGACATTGCTGTACTTGATGATGTTGTTGTAGCAGAGAATGCTCTAACCTCTGAAGGTAGAAACAAGGTTGCTAGTCAGTACTCACTGCTCTCCTCTATTGAAGGTGCTGATGCACAGGAGTGGGTAGTAGGTACACGATACCACAGCAAGGACTTGTACAACGATCTGATGGAGATGAAAGAAGTTCTCTACGATGATAACGGTGAACAGGTCGGTGAAGATAATATCTATGAGATCATGGAGAAGCCAGTCGAGAACTTAGGTGATGGTACTGGTGAGTTCCTGTGGCCTAGGCAGCAACGTAAAGATGGTAAGTGGTTCGGGTTCGACATCCAGACCTTAGCTAAGAAACGAGGCAAGTACCTAGACAAGGGACAGTTCAAGGCTCAGTACTACAACGATCCTAGTGATCCAGATAACATACCTGTAGGCAGAGAGAAGATCCAGTACTTCGATAGGAAGCACCTCAAACTAGACAATGGTTTCTGGTACTACAAAGATAGTAAGCTAAACCTCTTTGCAGCTATTGACTTCGCCTTTAGTTTAAGATCTAAGGCTGACTACACAGCACTGGTTCTTGTAGGTGTAGATGCTGACAACAATGTATATGTCTTAGACATTGACAGGTTCAAGACTGACCGTATTGCTGAGTACTTCGATCACATCTTTGATATGCACACTAAGTGGTCCTTCAGGAAACTACGTGCAGAGGTTACTGTAGCTCAGATGGCTATCGTTAAACAGTTAAAAGAATTAATCAAGGGACATGGACTTGCTCTAAGCATTGAGGAGTTCAGACCTAACAAGAACCAAGGTAACAAACAGGAACGTATAGCTTCTGTCTTAGAGCCTAGGTATGACAACTTACAGATGTGGCACTACAGAGGTGGTAACACACAGTACTTGGAAGACGAGCTATCCAGTCGTAATCCGCCACATGATGACGTAATTGATGCCTTAGCATCTGCCGTTGATATGGCTGTACGTCCGACACGCAACCTTAACAGGAAGCGGGAAAGTAATATTGTCTGGGCGAATAGTCGTTTCAGAGCAGGGAGTAGGTAATGGACACCATTGATATTGAACACCTGATTAATCCAGATCAGCTTGCTGTAGAGATTGCAGATAAGTGGCGTCTGTGGCATTCACTTCGTAGTCCGTGGGTCGAGCAGACTAAGCAATTACGTAACTACATATATGCTACCGATACAACTACAACAGCTAATGCAATCCTGCCTTGGTCTAACACAACTACTACTCCTAAGATTACACAGATCTCTGACAACCTACATGCTAACTACTTCGCTACGTTGTTCCCACAACAGAAGTGGATGCGCTGGGAAGCTAGTACACGGGACTCAGCAAAGAGAGAGAAACGTGAAGTAATCCAAGCCTACATGGAGAACAAGATCAGCCAGTCAGGTTTCATTACTACAGTATCTGATATTGTACAAGACTGGATTCTCTACGGTAACTGCTTCGCTATGGTAGACTGGGAAGACGGGTTCGTTAATAAAGAGTCAGGTGAGTTCATTCAGAAGTACACAGGCCCACGCCTTAAACGTGTATCTCCTTATGACATCTGCTTCAACCCTACAGCTACTTCCTTCGAAGACTCACCTAAGGTCATTCGTAGTATCAAGTCACTTGGCGAGATCAAACGTATGATTGATGCTGATCCTTCTAACAGCTACCTGAAGGAAGTCCTAGATAAGATGATGGGTGCTCGTAAGGCAGTCCGTTCTTCTGAGGGACACATCGACAAGGGTGAAGGTTTCACAGCTGATGGCTTCTCTAATATCCAACAGTACTACGAGTCTGACTACGTAGAGATCCTCACCTTCTACGGTGACATCTATGACCAAGCCTCTAACGAGTTCATGTCAGATCGTATCATTACTATTGTTGATCGTGCTTATGTTATCGACAACCAAGAGAACCCTTCATGGTTAGGCAAGTCTCCGATCTTCCACAGTGGATGGAGAAACCGTCCTGATAACCTCTACGCAATGGGGCCACTAGATAATCTTGTAGGTATGCAGTACCGCATTGACCACCTAGAGAACCTCAAGGCTGATGTCTTCGATCAGATTGCTTACCCTATTCTTAAGATCAAGGGTGATGTAGAAGACTTCGACTTCGAACCCGGTGCTCGTATCTATCTTGGTGAAGAGGGTGATGTAGGTTACATGGCTCCTGATGCAACGGCTCTTAATGCTGACATGCAGATCCAAGTCCTAGAGAACAAGATGGAAGAGATGGCAGGTGCTCCTCGACAAGCTATGGGTATCCGTACCCCCGGTGAGAAGACTGCCTTCGAAGTACAGACACTACAGAACTCAGCCTCTCGTATCTTTGAACACAAGGCTGCACACTTCGAACGTACCTTCCTAGAGCCTATCTTGAACAGTATGCTTGAGATGTCTCGTCGTTATATGAATCGTTCTGACACCATTCGTATCTTGGATGATGCTCGGGGCTTCACTAAGTTCATGGACATTACTCGTGAGGACATTACGTCCAGCGGTAAGATCGAACCAGTAGGTGCTCGACACTTCGCTGAACGTGCTCGTCGTGTACAGAACTTAATTCAGATGGCTGCGGTCAAAGCACAAGACCCGACTGTAGCACCACACCTGTCAGGTAAGGAACTAGCTCGTATCATTGCATATGAACTAGGTGAGCCTACACTCTTCGCAGATAACATCTCTGTAACAGAGCAGATGGAAACGCAGTCTAAAGTACAGGACATGCAAGCTGCTAACGAGGAACGCCTGATGGAAGCAAGTGAAATGGGTATTTAATGCACTCAGTATGGATTAAAGGCTTCAAGGGTGATGCGAAAGATAAACGCATCAAAGAGGTGATGAACTACCGCAACGCCTTTGAAGACCTTACTAATGTTATCGAACAGACACTACAAAGAAAAGATGCTGTTCGAGACTACAGCCCCGGATGGGCTGAAAAACAGATAGCTGTCAATGAGTACAATGCTGCTCTTGATGACATCTTAAATCTTATAGACCTCAACCGTAAGGATCGAAAACAATAATGTCAATCTTTGATGAAGCAAAGTCTACTGACTCCCAACCACAGGACCAGCAGACAACAGAGACTACGCAACAAGAAACCCAACCACAGGCATCTTACTTGCAGAAGCTCGTAGAGACACGTGGCGAGAATTGGAAAGACCCAGAAGTTCTAGCTAAGGGGAAGATGGAAGCTGATGCTTACATTAAGAACCTTGAAGATCAACTCTCTCAGATGCGAGATGATCTAGGCAAACAGGACTATGCGGCCAAGCTCTTGCAACAACTAGAGGGAAGGGCATCGGCGTCCACTACCGATAAACCTCTAGAGTCCAATACTAATACAAGTGGCACAGTTACTGAGGGACATACCAACCTTGCAGTCAGTGAAAACGATTTAAAGAGCCTTGTCGAAAAGACACTAACAGAACGGGAGTTGCAAGCAACAGCTAACCAGAACATCTCTGCTGTAGATAGTAAGCTACAAGATATGTATGGTACTGAAGCAAGCAACGTACTGCTCAACAAGTCTAAAGAACTTGGGATCAGTCTTGAACGTATGCAGAACTTAGCCTCTGAATCACCCTCTGCTTTCTTTACCTTGCTAGGTGAGAAACAGGAGTCCTTCAAGCCAATGACGCAAGGTTCAGTTCGTACTGATGGTGTCGCAATGCAATCCTCTTCGCAGCGTGACTGGTCTTATTACCAGAAGCTCCGTCGAGAAAACCGAAACGAATACTACTCACCTAAAATCCAACAACAGCTTATGGAAGATAAGATGCGGATGGGTGATAAATTCGGCAATTAACTTTAAGAAAGGTCTAGCACAATGGCTGGCATGATTTCCTCAAATACAGACATGCAACGTCTGATTCGTTCCGAGGTATACTCCTCAGAACTCAAAGAGATCCTTCGGGACGAAATGCAAGCACAGCGTTATGTACGTATGCTTGATGGTTTCCCTGATGGTGACACATTCACTATCCCAACAATCGGTGAAACAACTGTAGCCGACTACACTGAAGATGCTGCTGTATCGTATGTCCCAATGGACACAGCAGAGTTCCAGTTCACTGTAGATAAGTACCTCCAGTCTGCTTCTTACATGACTAAGAAAGCTGCACAGGATTCGTTCTACAGCGCACAGTTGGAAGCACGGTTTGTTCCTGAGCAAGAACGTGCAATCATGGAGCACTTCGAGTCAACAACCTTCGCTTCTCCTGAAGTTGGTGTTACTGCTAACTCAGCTGAAACAACCGATGGTGTTGCTCACCGTATCGCTGGTGGTAACGCAGGTCGTCTCGATCTTGCTGACTTCGCATTTGCTCGTTACGCACTTAAGAAGTCTAATGTTCCTGATCGTGGTATGGTTGCTATCGTTGACCCATCCGTTGAGTACCAGTTGAACACCTTGACCAACTTGGTTAACGTGTCTAACAACCCAATGTGGGAAGGTATTGTTCGTGATGGTATCGCAACTGGTATGCGCTTTGTAGCAAACGTCTATGGTTTCGATGTATATACATCTAACTACCTGAAGGCAACTGTTGCAGATGGTGCACTCCTCGAAGCCGATGGCACAACAGCCCAAGACTTCTCCACTAACAACGGTGTTGCTAACTTGTTCTTCTCTTCCGATGCGGGTGCTAACCCATTCGTCGGTGCATGGCGTCAAATGCCTGAGGTGGATTACGAGTACAACAAAGATTACCAACGTCACGAGTATGTAACTACTGCTCGTTACGGTGTTAAGAAGTACCGTCCAGAAGGTATCGTTACAATCGTATCGAACCCTGCTGTATAATACTACAAGGGTGATCCTTCGGGGTCACCCTACCCTTGCTCTAGGAGAATATATTAAATGGCAAATGTCAACCATTCAGCACTATCAGATCCCTACCTCCACGAGCCTAAGGGAGCTTCCACAGCAACAGCTGGTGATGTATATGTAGCCGATGGCGCAGGCTCAGGCTCATGGAAAGATCACAGACGTTCTGTAGTAAACTTACATATCCACGACATCTCAGAACCAACAGACATGTATGTACCAATTCCCTTTGGTGGTACGGTTAGTCGAATTACAACTGTACTAGCAGGGTCTATCACTGGGGCAGACGTTGTTCTCACAGTAAAGAACTCCTCCGCAGCAACTATGGGTACAGTCACTATCACTCAGGCAGGATCAGCTACTGGTGATGTAGACTTCTTAAACCCATCCGCAAATAACACAATTACAGACAACGACTACATCTTAGTACAAGGTGATGGTGGAGCAACGGCTCATGTTGACTGTGTTGTATCCATCGTAGTGGAGCACACCTAATGAAACGTACACTCCTACAGATAGTCCAGAACATCCTGTCCGACATGGACTCTGAGGATGTCAACAGCATTAGTGATTCCATTGAAGCTGAACAGATTGCTTCTGTAGTTCGTGATGTTTACTTTAACATGGTGTCAACACGAATGGTACCTGAGCATCAAGAACTTCTTACATTAACAAGTCTCTCTAACAGTAGTCGTCCTACACACTTCAGTATCCCTGATGACGTTAAGAAGATTGAGACTGTACAATACAACATCTCCTCTACTGGCACAGACTTCCGCACTCTAAAGTACTTGGAGCCTATCGAGTTCCTGAGCTTGAATGCTGAAGGTGATGCAACCATTACAGTTAACTCAGTGAACGGTAACGTACCTGTCCTGATCCGTAACGACAAGGCTCCTTCTTACTTCACATTGTTTGATGACGAGCATGTTGTTATGGACTCCTACGACAGCACGATCAGCCAGACACTGACCTCCTCTAAGACACGATGCTACGGACATAAGATCCCTACATTCTCAATCAACGATGACTTCACACCTGACATAGATGAAGTATTGTTCCCTTACCTTATTGCTGAGTCTAAGTCAACATGTTTCTCCTTGTTCAAGAATGGTGTAGACCAGAAGATCGAACAGGCTGCACGTAGGCAGAAGTCATACGTTCAGAACGACATGCACCGACTCAAGCAAGCAAACAAAAGGCCCACATATGGTAGACGTTGAATTTAGTGTTAACAATGACAAACAGCTCTTAACCGCAAGATGTCCTGAGAAGTCTAGTACAGCTATTCATGTCAAGAAAACACCCGGCGGTTATAAGTTCTTTGAGGTCCATGTCGAGAAAGGCGTAGTACCTAAGGAACTAAGTGGCAAGTACACTTCTCTGCTAAGGGCCAAGGATGCTATCCAAAGATACTTTAATACATTGACTCCTACTAAAGCTGTGAAACGTGAGGCTTTCGGTAAGGACTTTGAGGAGCGGAAGAAACGAAATGCCACAGAATCTAACTCAAAGGGTAGTTAATACTTTCATCAAAGGTCTGGTTACTGAGGCAGGGGAACTTACGTTTCCAGCTGATGCTTCTGTAGATGAACTAAACTGTGATCTTCGTCGTGATGGTTCACGCCGTAGACGTAAGGGTATCGCTAAAGAAACTAACTCCGTACTGTCTAGCTTCACTGTATCAGATGCAGCTATCACAACCACAGGTACGTGGGCTAACGTAGGTGGTCAGTCAGGCCTAGAGTTCCTAGTCTTTCAGAACGGTGCTACCCTTTACTTCTACAACAAAGCAGAGGCCCCCTTCTCAGCTAACCTCGAAGCTCACACAGTTAACCTAGCTACATACGAGACTTCAGGTGGTGTAGGTGCTTCAGAAGCTAAATGTACATTCACATCCCTCAAGGGTGCTCTTCTTGTAGTGTCTTCCTCTATCAATCCTATCTACATTGAACGAGACAACGTAGGTGAAACAATAACAGTTACACAGATTGATTTCCGTACTCGTGACTTCGACTGGCAGGGTGACACCTCTACTTATGCAGAGGACGATACAAGCCCCCCTGATGGACGTAAGTACGATGCACAGAACACAGGCTGGAACACAGGTAATGGTGCTCCTACGGACCTCACAAAGCGTCTGACACACCCTTGGTACTCAGGTAAAGATGCTACAGGTGCTTACAATGCAGCTGAGTGGGATAAGATCTACACTGGTACATCACTTACTGGTAACGGACACTACATCCTAAACTTCTTTAACAAGAACCGTTCTAGTGTCTCAGGTGTCTCTGGTCTTACGACTGAGGTAGAGACTAGCAGGTTCTCTACTGTAGCTAACTTCTCAGGTCGTGCCTTCTACGCAGGTCTGAACAGTGCTAAGAACACAGACATCATTCTGTTTAGCCAGCTCATAACTGACTTCGATAAACTAGGTGAATGTCTACAACAGAACGATCCTACCTCTGAGTATATCAGTGACCTCTTAGACACAGACGGTGGTGCTATCCGTATTGCTGGTGCAGTAGGTATCAAGGTTCTCTACGTTATTGATGCTTCCCTGTACATCTTTGCTGATAACGGTGTGTGGCGTATCGAAGGTATTGATGGTGTCTTCACTCCTACAGCCTTTGCTGTTAAGAAGGTTACTGACGTAGGTATCGTAGATGCTAGTAGCTTTATTGTTGCAGATGGATCACCTGTCTGGTGGAGCCGCAACGGTATCCATACTCTAGACTTCGATGCTGCTAGTGGTCGTCCAGTTGAGAGCAACCTGACACTCACTACTATTCAGACTTACTGGGATGCTATCCCTAACGAGTCTAAGTCTAAACTAAAGACTTCCTTTGACAGTGTGAACAAGAGAGCCTACTGGGCTTGGCCCGATCAAGGTGAGGATGTTGAGTCTAAGATTAATAATGTACTCGTACTTGATGCTGCACTCAGAGCATTCTACCCTTGGCGTATCGAAGATGCAGGAGTTAACACAGACTGCGTTATAGACTTCGAGTTCTACTCAGGCTTCGGTGCTAGTCTCTCTGCTCTTGATGTTGTGACCATTACTGGTGATGATGTAGTAACCTCTACGGGTGACGATGTTATCTCACAACAGGTTGCTAACGTATCTACTGGATCTCCTGCTATCATTGCTATCATTAGAGACGGTGCTACAAACAAGATCACTATGGGTTCCTTCAGTGGAGGTGACTTTCTAGACTGGGGTACAACGAACTACAGCTCATACGCAGAGGCTGGTTATGACTTCATGGGTGATCTGTTACTTCAGAAGACTGCTCCCTATGTGACTACCTACATGCGCCTCACAGAGACTGCATGGGAAGGTAACGAAGAAACAGGCTACCAACCAGACAACCCATCGTCTATGCTTGTTAGTTCTTTCTGGGACTTCCGTAGTACTTCCTCTAGCACTCCTCAACAGGCCTATCGCTTCAAGCGTATGCCAGTCGTAAACTCTAGCAACCTTCTAGACTTTAACCACCCTGAGTCAGTAATCGTTACTCGTATGAAACTACGTGGCAAGGGACGATCAATGCGTCTTAAGTTCGAGAGTGAACAGGGTAAAGACTTTATTCTTCTAGGCTTCTCAGTCCTAGGTGGAGTAAATAGTAAATTCTAACTAGGAGACTTCATGTCTTACACAATCCGTGACGCTAACCACAGTGACATCTTAGACATTACTCTTGCTGGTAAACAGTTCTCTAAGGAGACTAACCACCCAGCCTTGAATACTCTGAACCTTAATAAGGTAGCTAACTCCTTACAACAACTAATCGACAGTGATGTAGGTTTAGTTAAGGTGGCCTGTTACAACAAAGAGATCGTAGGAGCTATTGCTGCTGTAGCTATGGAGCTACCTATTAACGATTTAATATGTACTCAAGAGTTGATGTTGTGGTTAGATCCAGAACACAGAAACGGTAAGACAGCCCCTAAGTTGATTGATGCTTATGTTGAATGGGCAAAGGGTCTAGGCTGTGACTACGCAAGGTTATCTGCACTTGACTGTGTTCTAGATGGTCGTGCTGGTGTTCTATTCAAACGAAAAGGTTTCAAGCAAATCGAGACCGCTTACATAAAGGAATTGTAATATGGCTGTATTTACTGCTATTGGTGCTATTGCAGGTGGTCTAATCACCACATCTGTGACAGGCGCTCTCGTAGGGGCTGCTGTCGGTCTTAGTGTAGGCATGGGTGTTAAGGCTATGAAGAAAGCTGAAGCTGCTCAAACTGAAGCTGCCTCGTACACAGAACAGATCACAGGCATAACTCAAGAAGCTACTGGTGTAGAGCAGGAACGAATTGGTGTTCAACAGGAACAGATAGCTACACAAGCTGAACAAGAGAAGTTAGCTGTACGTAGGAGCCGTAGACAGGCTATCCGTGAAGCACAGATCCAACGTGCTCGTACTCTTAACGTAGCCTCTGCCGCAGGTGCTGGTGAAAGTTCTGCTGTATCTGGTGGTGCAGCCTCTATCGGATCTAGCCTTGCTTCTGCACTTGGTTACTCTTCGCAACAGTCAGGTCTGTCATCTAACATCACAATGCTACGCCAAGAAGAGGCTGATCTTTCTTCACAGATTGCAGGTCTCTACGGTCAAGCAAATGTCCTACAGGCACAGCAAGGTGTTGCACTATCTCGTGCAGGTATGTACTCAAGTCAGGCATCTAACTACTTCGGTATGGCTACAAATATCGCAAGCATCGGTAGTGGCTTTGCACGATAATAATACGTAAGAGGAAGACCTAAATGGAAAACGAAGATCTCACGTTCATTGAGTCTGACAACACTCAGTTCTTAGATGACTTTCAGACAGAAGAAGAGCAGGACACTTCTATAAAAACAGATGCTGAACTTGACGAAGTATTCCTAACCACAGGTAATCCTCACACAGATGTTGTAGTTGCAAAGAGAGACTTTGTAGAACAGAACAACCCATTGCAGACTTATGCTATGGAACGTCTTGAGTACTTAGATGTAGACCCTGAGCAGTTCCAGAAGAATGTTGATAAGTACTACGAGAAAGAACTTGACTTTCTAGATTCTCAACAGTTCTTCTACGAACAAGCCTTAGGTCTTAATGACCCTGACGTAGAGCCTACCGATCTCCGTATTGCATCTAACAACCGTATTGCTCAGAGTGTAATCGAGAAGTACCAAGACCAAGAAGAGACAGGTGCTATTGATGCTATCCTTGACTTCGGTTCTATGGCTCTTCACGAGTTCGTTACATCCCCTAAGATACTACTGTCAGAGGATGAACTCGAAGCGCTGGGCACTGAGGTTCTTGCTAACAAGATCAAGATGACACCTAAAGAGTTCGGTGAATGGTTCGATGGTTTTGCTGAAGACTACATGAGCAAAGGCCCACGGGAAGATAGCTCTTGGCGTCTAGGGCAACTGAATGAAATTGTCAACAACAATGGCTTTCGAGGTACGTTCGATAAAGGGTTGACTAAAGCGTTTGCTCTGCTTGATGCAACAGGCCTAGGTAGTACAGTTAAAGCTGGTACTAAACTAGCTATCAAGACTGCTAAGAAGAAGACACTCACTGGTCGTGTATCTTCTAACCAAGGTCTAGAGGCTGGTGCAGATGCAGCTGAAGGTGTGTTGAACCGTAGGTTAGATCCTGAAGTAACAGCCGATGTAGGCCCAGCCTCATTGAACCCACACCTTGACGAGGCTCTGCCCTCTGAGGGGTCTGTATCTCGTCGTCTCCAAGAGAACCGTGTTGTACAAGAGTTCAAGAAGGTCTATGAGAGCAATGCTGTAGGTCGTGTACTTCCTAAGGAAGAGATCAATCGTCTTGCTGCTGAGGCAGGTGTTCGTATGAAGCAAGCCTTCAACAACCCTGTGTACAAGGCTGCTCAAGTATCTGATGAACTCGGCAACTACAAAGTTACTATGCAATTCGGTAAGTCTACAGATGGTCAGCCGTACAAGCCTACCTCTCTGGGTAATCCCTCCTCTGGTGCTAAGGCTGCTGCCCAGCGCCTACAGGGTGAACTTGTTCCCGTAATGGATGGTGATGAACTTAAGGGGTTTGTTGTTCAGAAGTCTGAGAACCTTAGCCTCCTTAAAGAAATCCCCGGCGTTGAAGATGTCTTTGACGGTGCTATGAAGATAGAACGTAATGCTCTACGTAATGCTATCGACTCCTTCACTTACCCTATTGGTCGTGTCTTTGGTTCAGCTGCTACTCGTGGCTTAGAACGTACAACACAGCTTGCTAACTTAGGTGAGGGTGCAGCTGCTTCTCTCGGTAAGATTGTTAAAGATGCTTCTAAGCCTATCGAAGCTCTTAACAACACAGACCGTGCAGCACTAGCCTTCATTACTCGTGGACTACGGGACAATCCTCTCGAATCAGCTAAACGTGGCTGGTACGATGACATTACTTTCTCTAATAAGTATGAAGAGTTCACAGGAAAGAAAGCTACACCTAAAGTGGTTGAGGCCTACAATGCTCTTGTAGAAATCAGTGATGCTTCTTATCTCCTACAGGCTTCTAACATCATGCAACGGTATGTCCAGAAGGGCTACCGTGCTGTAAAGCTGCCTAATGGTTTTAGAGTACCTGCTAAACGGATCGGCACTACGTCTAACATCCCTGAGCAAGCTCGTGTCATGGACATCTTTGATAACCAACTCACCTTCAGAGATTACCTTGACCCTGATGCTGAGGTATGGCGTCTCGATAAACCATATGAAGGTGTGGAGTACGTTATACGTCCCTCAACTATAGACGCCTTAGACTTTACGGATGTACTTGGTTACAATGCTGGTGGTCCTCGTACTAACCCATTCGCTAAGTGGTTTGTTGTTGCAGGTGACTACGACAAAGGTCGCATCAAGACATTCTTATCTTCTTTCACAGAGGAAGAGGCTCTCAAGTCTGTTGCTGAGATCAATACAATCCGGGCTGCTCGTGGTTCAGAGGACATTGACGAGATCATTAAGGCTAACAACTCTTGGAACCCAGACATCGAGACCCGAGGGGACTTGGAGTTGTTTGCTCGTGAGAATAACTGGGACTTAGATACTCAGCTTGACATTCAAGTGAAAGAACGTAACGTCTCTATCAGTTCTTTTGATGGTAATGATGATGTGTTCGACGGTATGTCTACTGCTGACTTCATCGAGAACGACATGCGGCGTAATGATCGGGTACTTCCTCACTACGGTGGTGGTAAGACTACGAACTATGACCCTGCTGCTAATGTTGTAGCAGGTATCAACAGTGCTATCAATGACTTTAGCTACAGAGCCTACACCATGAATGCTATGGTAGGGTGGGTCAAGAAGGCTAAGGCTATGTCAGGTATTGAGTTACCTAAGAACGTACCTTCTGATGATTACTTTAACTTGTTCATGAATGCTAAGTTCACAGGGACAGGTAAAGAAGTAACCCGCATGAAGGAAGTGTGGAACATTGATCGTCGCCGTATGAGTGTTAAACGTGAAGACGAGATCTTCATGCGTAACCTTGGTGACAGTGCTGCTAAGTTCGTCTACAACATCACAGGTAAAGAGCTTGACTTCGGAGATCCAACTAATCTAGGCCTTAAAGTAGGCTTCATGACTAAGTTTGGGTTCTTGAATATCAAGCAGACTGTTGTTCAGTCCTTCCATGTTACCTCTATCGCAGCTATCTCCCCTACCCACGGTCCTCGTGGTGCAGCTCTTGCTCTCCTTATGAGAGGTCTGCACACTTTCCCTGACTTCACAGAGGCAGGTGTTAAGAGACTTGCTGGTCGGTACGATCTGTCAGAGGGTGATCTGAAAGAAATCATGGAATACGTCCGTACTTCTGGTCGTGCTGACTTAGACACT